TGGTTTTGGTAGACGCTGTAGCCATCAACGAGGCTGAACTTTCGGTTTTTTTTAAACACAATGGTGCCTCGATCCGGATTTTTGGTGCTGACAACCCCGATGCGATGCGTGGTGTGCGGTTAGACGGGGTGGTGGTGGACGAGGTGGCGCAGATCAAGCCGGAGGTCTGGTTTGATATTCTGCAGCCTGCGCTGTCGGATCGTCTGGGCTGGTCGCTTTTTATTGGGACCCCTAGTGGGGTGAACCTGTTCTCGGAGCTTTTCTTCGGGGCGAAGGACAAGCCGGACTGGCACGCTAGTGTCTACACGGTCTACGACACGAATGCGATCTTGCCGTCAGAGGTTGAGCGACTTAAGCAGTCGATGCCAGAGACCTCGTTTGCCCGAGAGTACTTATGTGACTGGTCTGCTAGTGGCGAAGATCAGCTGATCAGTCTGTCGGATGTGTTGGATGCAACCCGAAGGTTCTACAAGGAGTTTGACATTTCGCAGTCTCCCAAGATCCTTGGGGTAGACCCTGCTCGATTTGGAGATGACCGGGCTGTTATCGTGCAGAGGCAGGGGCTGCAGATGTTTCCGCCTACGGTTTTGCGTGGGGTGGACAACATGAGTTTGGCTAGCCGGGTAGCCAACATGATCGAGGACTGGGGTCCTGACGCTGTGTTCGTGGACCAGGGTGCTGGTTCTGGCGTAATCGACCGGCTTAGGCAGCTTGGCTACGATGTGATGGAGGTGCCCTTTGGTGGCAAGGCGACGCAGCCGCACTTGTTTGCAAACCGGCGGTCGGAAATGTGGAGCCAGATGGCTGAGTGGATCCGGAGTGGCGGGGCGATCCCTGCGGACAACGAGCTTGGGCAGGAGTTGGCTACGCCTATCTACTGGTTTGATGCGACTGGGCGGAAGGTGCTGGAGTCAAAGGACGACATCAAGAAGCGTTTGCAGGGTGGAGCTAGCCCTGATATTGCGGACGCCCTAGCTTTGACCTTTGCCGCTCCGGTCAAGAAGAAGTTGGTCATAGATGAGATCGAGCGGGTGTTTAAGAAGAAGACCGAGAAGCAGGAGTACGACCCCTATGCCAAACTTTTTGAAGCTCGCTGATGGTTTAGATGTCGATCCTGTTCTTAGAAGGCTTAAGGCTCGGCCTGAGCTTTGGGATGACATCACGATTCGGCAAGAATTCCCTGGTACTTGCCACGCGGATACAAAGACGATCTACCTACGAGCACCCAGCCAATTTACGATAGAGGGCTACCAAGAAAGCCTTGATAGCGTCGATTACTGGATTCTTAGCGAGTTAGCCCCAGATGTTGTGCATCTCATGAGGCACGCACTACTAGATGTAGTGAAAGCTAAAGAAATTGGCCGAGTGATGATCGTCAGTCTAAAGCCGGGAGGGAAGGTACTTACTCACATTGACGAGGGTAAGTACGCTGAGCACTTTACGCGGTTTCACCTGTGCCTGACCGGTTCGCCTGATGCGACGATGACGGTGGGTGGCGAGACCATGAGCTTCCAGCCTGGAGAGGTCTGGTCGTTCAACCACCGGGTTGAGCATAGTGCTTGCAACCTCGGAACTGACGCCCGAATTCACATTATCTTTGACGCTGTGCCGCAAAACGCTATTCATTTCTCTTAAACCGCTCAAACCGTTATTCAAACTTAGGCCTTAGATTTTAATAAGGGGGGACCAGTTTAGTGTACGTCGATGCCAACTTCCAGATCTCTAACGTCAGGGAAATGAAGCAGTATGCGCATACTCTTTTTGCAGAGCACTATGATGAAATTGCTCGCAACAAACAAATCATGGTTTTGGCCCCAGACTGGGACCGTTACGAATCCCTGGAGCGCGGCGGCTATCTGGTTATTATCGCGGCGTGGGACGAGACGAAGCTAATTGGCTATAGCGTCAACCTGATCTCGCACCACCTGCACTACAAGAATCTATTCTACGGCCACAACGACCTGTTGTTTGTTGTGCCTGAGTACCGCAAGAGCCGCGTCGGCTTGACTCTGATCAAGGAAACTGAGAGAATCCTAAAAGAGCGAGGCGTTCGTTTAATGCTCTGGCACGCCAAGCCTAGCACCACGCTAGACGCATTGCTTCCGCGAATGCACTACCAAGTGCAGGACATTATCTACAGCAAGGAGCTTTGAGATGGCAATCACCGCAGCAATTACGATGGCAGCTGCCTCGGCTGACCAGCAGATGCACGCCGAGCGTCGGCAGCGCAAGGCTGAAAAGCAGCAAGAACGCATTCAAGATACCGAGCAGAAGCGTGCCTTGGCTGAGCAGGGTCGGCAGCGCGAAGCTGCTCGTGATGCGACGTATGCGGCCCAGAAAAAGAAGCCAGTTATTCAGGACATGATGGCCGATACGATGATGACTAGCGGCGGCATGGGTGGCGGCACTACGGCAGGCGGCACTAGCAACAGTTCTATGTTAGGTGGCTACTAATGCAAATCCCAGCGCAAGGCAATCAGGCTGCATTGACGAGTCGCGACCGGTTGCTGACCCGCTGGGCGATGCTCAAGTCCGAGCGATCCAGCTGGGTTGAGCATTGGCAGGAGATCACTAACTATCTGCTGCCGCGCAACGGTCGTTATTTTGTTCAAGACCGCAACAAGGGCACGAAGCGGCACAACAACATCTACGACAACACTGGCACCCGCGCCTTGCGCGTAATGGCTGCAGGCATGATGGCTGGAGCAACAAGCCCTGCCCGCCCGTGGTTCCGCCTGACTGCTGCTGACCCCGACCTCAACAAGTACCACTCGGTTCGGGTGTACCTTGACGATGTCGCAAAGCGCATGATGCGCACGTTCCAGAAGTCGAACACCTACCGTGCATTGCACCAAATGTACGAGGAGATCGGGGCGTTTGGCACGGCGTGCAGCATTGTGCTGCCGGACTACAGCAACGTCATTCACCACTACCCGGTCACCGTTGGCGAGTTTGCCCTGCAGCAAGATTACCAGGGCCGTATCACGACGATGTTTCGTGAGTTCGACAAGACAGTGGGCGAGACGGTCAAGGAGTTCGGATACGAGAATTGCTGCCTAAGCACGCGCAACCTGTACGACCGTGGCAGTTTAGATCAGTACGTCACCATTATTCACGCTATTGAGCCACGCGCAGACCGAGACATCAAGAAGATGGACTCGTTAAATATGCCGTGGAAGAGTTGCTACTTCGAACTTGGTAGCGACACCAACACTTATTTGCGCGAGTCGGGGTATGTCCGTTTTCCTGTTCTTACTCCTCGGTGGGCTGTTGGTGGTGGAGATGTTTATGGTCATAGCCCTGGCATGGAAGCTCTTGGGGACATTAAACAGCTACAGCACGAACAACTGCGAAAGGCGCAAGGAATCGACTACCAAACCAAGCCGCCAGTCCAAGCTCCTTTGACGCTGAAGACCCGCGACATTGATATGCTGCCCGGTGGCATTACGTTTGTCGATTCGGCCAACCCCAATGCGCAGATTCGCCCAGCGTTTGAAGTCAACCTGCGCTTAGATTACTTGCTCCAAGACATCCAAGATGTGCGTCAGCGCATCGAGGCGTCTTTCTATGCAGACCTCTTTTTGATGTTGGCAAACAGCAATCCAGCTAGCCGCATGACTGCTACCGAAGTTGCTGAGCGTCACGAGGAAAAACTCCTGATGCTTGGGCCTGTCTTGGAGCGACTTCACAACGAACTGCTAGAGCCTTTGGTAGACATGACGTTTACGCGAATGTTTGAAGAGAACTTGCTGCCACCGCCTCCTAAGGAAATGCAGGGTGCAGAAGTAGGTATCGAGTTTATTTCGGTACTTGCGCAGGCGCAGCGCGCAATTGGCACGAATGCGATTGACCGCTTCGTTGGAAACCTTGGCACCATCGCTCAGATGAAGCCTGAGGTTCTGGATCGCCTTGACGCTGATCAATGGGTTGATGCCTACAGCGATATGCTTGGCGTTGATCCTAACATCATTGTTGCCGCCGAAGACGCTGCGTTTATCCGCGAAGAGCGCAACAAGGCAATGGCTGCCAAGGAACAGACGGCTGCCATGCAGCAGCAAGCGCAGACGGCTAGAGATCTTTCTTTGGCTCAAACTGATCCTGCTAAGCCAAATATGCTGCAGGACATGATGAACCAGTTTACCGGCTACAATAGCCCTTCCGCTAGTGAGGTTTAATTATGGCAGTTCCAGCAAATAATCGTGCTGTATTTGGTTCTGATTACAAGTATGCAGATACCAACACCAGTTGGACGAATACGACGCCAACCGCTCGCGCATTTATTGTTAATGCCGATGCTGCTAACGAAGTTCAGCAGTATTCTGCTGCTACGGTTAACTTGTTTAGCGGCACTACTGGCACTCCTGTAACTGCAGTTATTACTGTTTGCAAGGGGCAGATTATTCCGCTAATGAATCGAGGTGTTACTGGTCCGCAGTCGGTTACTTATCTTTGGTAACCAATGCCGCTTGACCAGAGCACAGCAGGAGGCGAGCGTGATCAGCCGCGCTACATTCCAATTCGCGGCGAGGTGCTTCGTCGCGAAATTGATAGGCTTGGTTATCTTCAAGCCCCTATTACTACTGGGGCATTAGGGGC